TCTATGACGAGCAGCCATTTCATTGATTCTTCTATTTCTTCTCCGTACTTGTTCTTCTGCTGGTGTCCCAACTTGCCTCATTCCAAAAGGTCTATTTCTATTAGAAATTCCTTTTCTGTTAAACATTGCTCCGCTAGGAGCATTAAGTGAAGTATTTAATCTGATAGAAGCTTCTCTAGTTAATTCAATTTGAAGCTCTAAGTCTTTATATCCATCAATAGCTAGAGCTGCTGAATTTGTAGCGGCCTGACCTATTCCTCCTAAACCTTTAGTTAAATTAACAATTCCTTTAACAGCTACTTCTCCTAGCTTGTTTCCAAAAGCCATATAAGCTACGGCTGCTGCACCTGCCAATTGTGGTTGAGCAGCAATTAATGATCCAAGAGCCGTTAACTTGCCACTTAAAATACCTGTTTTAATTGCAGCAGCTTCAACGCCTTTATTAAATGGATTTAAAGCACTAAAAGCAACTTGTTTTATATTTTTTAATTGATTAACTACACTATTTGCACCTACTCCAAGTCCTAAAGCTCCTACTGCTAAAGCTCTTCTTCCTCCACCCGTTGATACTAAGGTACTTCTTAATTTTGCAAAACCACTCATACTTTTATTAGCTTCATTTATTTCTTTTCTTGCCGCAGATGCTCCTTTACTTATATTTTCAAAACCCTTAGACCTTGCAAGATTATCAATACTTAAAGTTAATTTATCTAAACCACGAAGTAAGGCTTCATTTGTTTTATTTATTTTATTTAATTGCTTATCTAACTTAGTTAACGCATTAAGATTCTTGACGGCAATTTGTATCTGAGCTTCTGCCGATGCCACAACTTTTTCCCTAACTCATTCCATATTACCTACGTCTTCGAGCTTTTTGCATTTCTTTCTCTTGATCTTCGTTTAACACTTGGAAATAAGCTGACCATCCAACAATCTCTTCTACCGTCATTTGCCGTATCTCAGTTAAAGATTTACCTAGCTCTTTAGCAATACCAAACTGAAGCATTAATAAATTATCTCTTCTTATCTCTTCGCTTAGTCTTTTGGGTCTAAAGCATCCTCGTCATCTGTTAAAACTGCCAACATCAACTTCTGTAAATCAGCATCTTTTACTTCATTCTTTAAAACATCTATCTCTCCCATTTGAAATAACCTTGTTCCATTTTCGTCTTGTGCCTTAGAAATCAACAGCCTTAAAGCAAACTCATTTGCATCATCAGATTTAGCTCCTCTTTGTGCTCTTTCTCTTTCTGCCATCGTTAGTGGTGCGACCCACATCTCAAAAACAGATCCATCAGAAAGTTCTACTTCTTTTTTTGTAGCTTCTAAATTTGCTGCTTTCTTTAAACGATCTATCGCTCGTAATGTTGATCT